GCGCAAGAACAATATCTCTAGTCATTGCAAAAGCTGTAGGCAAGTTTTGACCTTGTAATAAGTCATCACCATAGGCAATGCCAGTCTTACCTAGTAACGCTTTTTCAAAAGCCTTGTCCCAATCCAGCGATCTAGGCAGGTGATCATCACCCATAAAAATGTACAGATCATAAATAGGGAAGCGACTGTAATCAAGTAAATGCACCGCAGCATCATTAAGAGCTTTGGCGCAACCGCCTGTCTTATTTTCCGAAGGCAAACATTTATAGTCTTCATTTTTTGCATACTCATCCCACTTCGGATCATCATTATCTATAACAGCATACAGATCTACAGATGCGTTTGTGCCAACAAAAGATGCAGCTAGTCTGGACATGTTTTCAGGTCTGCCTCTAGTTGGCACTATCACGCAGCTTCTCATAGGAGAAGGGTAAGCAGATTAGTTTTTAGTTATGAGTATTTCATAAAGCGTGTCTAGCTTATTTTCTATGCGCCTGACTCTGCCCTCTAAATTATGACCACCATTGTGGTCATCTTTCAGCTCTGATAAATAGTGTTTGACTATCCACCTTATACCTGCAAAAACAGAGGCAACAATTGTTAAAAGAGCTACAGCGAGGGCGGCCATGTCATTGGCACTCATTAGCTGTTTATGCCGAAAGACTTATCTGTTGGATCAAAATACCTTGCTAAAGGTGCGACTAAGGCACCGGCAAGAATAGATAGCTCAGGCTTGATGTCAGCTACTAAAGCCAAGAGTGTAGTGACAGTGGCAGCGGCTAGACTGCGTAAGTAAGATTTAATTATTGCCTTTTGTTTTGCACTCAATTTCATTTTATTCCTAACTGTTTAATTTTACTTTGCACCTGAGTTTTAGTCATGGCTATTTCAAAGTGCATTTCATCCTTACGCTTTTTGTAGTTACCGCCCCAAGCCAAGCCATACTTAACTAAAAGCAATTGTATAGTATTTGTTTGCTCTTTTGTAAATGTATTTGACTTACCTAAAGGGTGTTTTGTAGCGTTTAAATCTACAGCTGTACCGGATGAGTGATTGCTCAAAACCTTATCTGATCCTCTGGTCATGCGAAAGGCATAGCCCCAGTCATCTAATTGACCTTTATCAATAGGCTCTACAAGCTCATGAAACTCTTTGCAAAAGGCAACAAGTATTGGTGCTACATCTTTTGCGCATGCAATTTTAAGAGATGTGCCGGCTACAACAAAAGATTGTATGCCTAACGCTTTGCGATCCTCACTAGCCGGCCATCCATTAGGACTTGTTAGCTCAATAATTCTTGCCATCCATGTTAAGAAAGCAAAAGCTTAGCTTCGGCTTCGGTAATTCCTAACCTGTCTAAAATTTCGGTTTTAAGTATTGCGTTAGCAGCTTGTTTAGCCTCACGCTCTACACGCTCTGCCTCAGCCGCTACTCTTGCAGTTTCCATATCTGCAATCTCTTGCGCTGTTAGTGGTAGCACCTCAGTAATGCCTGTACTGCAATCCACTATGACCTTAGTTGGTGTATCTGCCATTGTTTTTCTCCTTTGTTAAGCGTTGGATAACCCGTATAAATAAAATGATGAGCCTGATACAAAGTTAGTGCAAGTTAATTTAATTTCATTTATTGCGGCAGTTGTATCTACCAATTCTGCAACAATTTGCATATACGCACTTGTTGCGTTATCTTCTTGTGCGCTAAAAAGTGATATTGGTTTTTTTTGAGCAACTGTGTAGGAAGGTAAATAAATCTCAAAACTACCAAATGTATTAGCAGTTGATGCTGAGTCATTTACAAATATGGTAGCAGTATTAGATGGAGTGTTTGCCGTTTCCCTAGCGCTTACTCTAGTTGTCCCAGTACCATATAACCTTGTAAAACTATAAATGCTTGTTGTTAAATTATTTAAAGTTAAATAAATTTCTCTAAATTGACTTCCTTGATCTGCTCTTGCACTACCTCTTACCACCAAATCCGTATAAGTAGCAGGTATTGACGAGAAGGTAACAGATGCCGCACTTGATGTTAAAACATTTGAACTGATTAAAGTATAGGTTGCCATAGTTACGCCTTTAGTATTCCGTAGAGGGTTGCGGTAGTGCCTGAAGCAAAGTTGGTATTTGCTCTTAAAGTAATTGAAGTAATCGCAGCAGTATTGCGCCATAATCCTACTGATCTTGAAACTGCACCAGAGCCGTTTCTATCCCGACTAGTTGCGTTTAGTGTTGTTTTATAGGTTGAACCAGCGTAAGAAAAAAGATCAATTTCAAATAATGCAGGTTCTGAACTCCCAAAGTTTTGTATTAAGATTGCTGATGAGTCTGTATTTCTTTGACTCAAAGCAGAACTTCCATCACCCAATAATTCAGTGTTAGAATAATTTGTGCCAGTATCACCATTAAAACGATACCTAAAAAAATCTACGCTAGTACTAGATATTGCAACTAAAACTATACGCAAATCAGTATAAGCGGAAGTAATAGAACTAAAAGTAATTTCTTGTTGATTACTACCCAAAGTAGTTGTTGCAATTTTATCGTATGTGGTTGCCATATTATCCTTTGATTCCGTAAAGGGCAAACTGGGTATTATTTAGCCAAGTGCCATTGCTGTCTAAAGTGATTGAAGTAATAGCATTAGTGCTTCCAAATAATCCTGAATAAAGTGCAACATCTCCATCACCATTTTCATCATAACCATCAAACATCCTTAATGTTTTGTTTTTTGTAGTAGATGCGTAGTCATGAATATCTATAATGCAAGCGTGCAAAGTTGTAGTGCTTCCTGTTGGTGTTTGCGTGAAATTAAAATATCCTGAGCCATAGCCAAGACCTGATGCACTAGCACTTGAGCCATCACCTTTTAATAAATGATAAGCATAGATAGCACTACTGCTTCCATTTATTTTCATCAAAAAACCACCATCACCGCTATACAAGCCTCGTATTTGCAATGAAGCATAGCCTGATGGAATAGCACTAAAAGTTAATGTTGCACTTGAACCCGTGCTATTAACAGTAGCAATAGATTCATAAGAACTGGTAGAAGCCGCCGCACCACCGCTATCTAATATCCCAAGAATTAAAGACATCAGTTAATTTTGCCTACTATGTACCAGCTGTCAGCGGCTACCTTAATACAGCTTGCAGCCCCAAAAGTTGTAGTAATTGTAGGACTTGTGGAAACTGCACCGGCAGAGGCTACAGTTACCCCTGCGCCTTGCACTATAGTCATTGTGCCAGTAGCACCAATTTTAATGAGATTTATGACTGATCCAGTTGTAATTGCTACAGAGCTGTTAGGTGGGATTGTAATTGTTGTAGCACCTGTGTTTGAGTAGGTGATCAGCTTATTGTCGGCATCTGCCGTTACAAAAGTGTCAGAGGTGGTGGTCACAGCTCTTACAGTCAGGTTAGCAATGCTATTCATCTGCGCAGCTGTCAAAACTTGCCCGGTTACAAAGGTGGCCATGTATCTCCTAGTAGCTCAAAATATCTTCATCTAATAAACCATCAACGGCTGAGTCTAGCAAAAAACCTACCGCAAAGGGTTGAGCGCATGAAAATGTTACAAGAAAAGAATTAGGTGTAATTTGATATTGTACACCGGCTATAACGCTATCACTGACCACATTGCCGGCAGGTAAGGTTTGTGTAACCTCAATAGGGTCAAAAATGTCAAGCTCCAAAGCTGCCGTAGTCCTTGCAACATCATCTTGACTATAGGCATCTACAGTCAAAGAGTTGAGCTGTATATCAACACCTTGCTCTTTGCGTGAAGCAATAATCATTTGTGCCTGATTGAGAGCATCTGCCTCGGTCTGCATAATGCCTGATCTCACTCGGCTATGCTGAAAATAATCTGAAATGCTTGTTAAATCACTTGCCGTCTGGCCGGTCAATCCTGCCGGCGTAACTGTAACTTTGTTGATCATTTGAAAGTCAGATATGTCAAACTCTACATTTTGATAGGTAATATTACCTGATCCATTAACATCTGAGAATTTTGTAAGAGCTGCTCCAGAGTCAGTAACAATGTCTGTCCTTGACATAAACCTAACAAAGCCTCTTTGATCTACATACAAAGCCCCGGCCTCTGTCTGCTCTATTTCTTGCAGAGATGCTAATAAAGATCTTGAAGCCCCAGTGTCAGCTTGCACTGTAGTAGTAGCTGTAGTTGAAATCTCTCTCATGCCGCCCGGCCAATCTCCGGCATCAAGCAAGCTTGTAACTCTTTGCGCCGTAGTTTGTCCGGCAGTGCCACCGCTGACTGTAGTCAAGGTGGTCAGGTTGAGCAGCTGAAAACCATCTACACAATTAAGTGTCACATAAGCCGGGTCAAATCCTGTAGGACTTTGGTAATTCCAATCCTGTACATAGAAAGATCCAAGGCTGTAGGTAATGCTGTTGAAGGTTGCAGTCATGCGGATCTTACGCATAGGTTTAATTTTGCCAAACACAGGTGATCCAGTATTGGCAGGATTAAAAGTACCTGTTTGATCTACAAATACTATTTTTGCGCTGCCGCCTACAAATGAGTCAGATGATCTATTAAAGGCACGCCTTATGTAGCATTGTGTTACAAACTCAGTTATATCTACAACATCTGCAGCGGCAGTGCCTAAGACAGATGAGTCTAAAGGTGTATTGACATCATCTAGCACAAGAGCCGGATCAAAGGAAGCTCCATTGCTAAAATCTATTTCTGCCTTAAATACTGCCGCCGGCATTATCTACCTAGGTTTGCTAACTGTGTGACTGCACCGGTGCGGTTTAAGTTATACAAAACATCTTGGATTACAGATTGCAATTGACCCTCAGAAATTACAGAGCCGGCTACATTGACTGTAACTCTTGTACCCATGCTTCCCAT